AAAATGCAAAAAGTAAATTAATAATCGTTATATAAATAGTATGGAAAAAACAAAAATGTTAAATCAAATTAGAACACTTCTAAACATCGAGGTAAAACTTGAAGAAATGAAGTTGGAAAACGGTACTATAGTAAGTGCTGAAACATTTGAGAAAGGAAGTGAAATATTCATTGTCACAGACGATGAGAAAGTAGCAATGCCAGTAGGGGAGTATATCCTTGAAGATGGTAGATTGGTTGTAGTATCTGAAGAAGGTATGATTGCAGATGTCAGAGAAGTATCTGATGAAGTACCAGCTAAAGAAGAAACAGAGGATCTTGAAGAAGAAACTGTTGAAACAGAAGTACCAGCAGAAGTAGCTACAGAAGTTGAAGCAATTATTGAAGCAGTAGTTGAGGTTATTGCCCCAGTTATTGAAGAAGTAAAAGAAGAAATTGAAATGCTGAAAAAGAAATTTTCAGATATGGATGTGAAAGAAGAAGAAAAGAAAGAAGAAGAAAAGAAAGAAGAACTTTCAGCAGCTAGAAAACCAATTAAACACAACCCAGAAGCAAAAGCACCACAGAAAAAACAAATGCAATTTGCTAAAGGACAATTCAACACAACACTAGATAGAGTATTAAACAAATTAAATAAATAAAATGAAAAAAAGAAACGTAAATTTAGCGACAACCACTAACATAACTACATCGTATGCTGGAGAATTTGCTGGTGAGTATATCGCAGCGGCTTTATTATCTGCATCAACAATCGATGATGGTGGTTTAACAGTAAAGGCAAACATCGCTTTTAAGGAAGTAATCAAGAAGTTAGCAACAAATGCTTTAGTAGCATCTGCATCTTGTGATTTTTCACCAACATCAACTATTACACTAACTGAAAGAATAATTCAGCCAGTAGAACTACAAGTAAACCTACAACTTTGTAAGTATGATTTCGTGAACGATTGGGAGGCGCAATCAATGGGTTACGGTCTTGGTCAAACATTACCACCAAAGTTTTCTGATTTCCTAATTGCACACGTTGCAAGTGAGGTAGCGCAGAACACGGAGTTTTGTATCTGGCAAGGTGATACAGCAGCTGGAACTAACAACTCTTTTGATGGGTTTGAAAAACTAATTGCAGCATCAGCAGCAGCGGGAGACATTCCAGCAGCACAACAAGTAGCAGCAGTGGGTGGTGGTTTAACCTCGTTAAACATCATCGATGAACTTTCTAAAGTAGTTGATGCAATACCAGCAGCACTATACGGTAAAGAAGATTTATTCTTATACATAGGAACACAAGCAGCTAAACTATATGTTCAAGCACTAGGCGGTTTTGGAGCAAATGGATTAGGAGCAAATGGTGTTGCTAATATGGGAACACAATGGTGGAACAACGGAAGCCTAACGGTAAACGGTGTAAAAATCTTTGTATGTCCGGGAATGTCTGATAACAAAATGTACGTAGCACAACGTTCAAACTTATACTTCGGAACTGGGTTGTTAAACTCAACTCAAGAAGTTAAGGTACTGGATATGAGCGACCTCGATGCATCAAACAATGTGAGAATGGTAATGCGTTTCACAAGTGCAGTACAATTTGGTATCGCAGCAGATTTAGTAGAGTACGCATAATCAATTAATTAATCAATAGAAAGGGGTGGGTAGGTAATCTGCTCACCCTTTTTTTTTAAAACAATAAAAACAATGGCTTGTACATTAACAACGGGTAGAAAACTACCTTGCAAAAGTGCTTTTGGTGGCATTAAAAGAGTTTATTTTGCTGATTATGGTGACATTACTGCAATCACAGTAGATGCAGCAACTGGTGAAGCAGCGTTTACGGGAACACCAACTTGGTATGAATATGATGTAAAAGGAAATTCTAGTTTAGAAACTACTGTAACAAGTAGCCGAGAAAATGGAACGACATTTTACACTCAAACTTTAAACCTTACACTTACTTATTTAGATGCTTTAACGCAACAAGAACTACAAACACTTGCGGTTGCAAGACCATATGTAGTTGTAGAAGATTACTATGGAAATAGTTTCTTATGTGGATTTGAGAATGGTATGGAGTGTACTGGTGGAACGGTAGTAACTGGAGCAGCAGCTGGTGATTTAAGTGGGTTTACACTTACCTTTGAAGGTATGGAAGAAACTGCACCTTACTTCCTTGCAAGTGCAGTAACTGGAGATGCAGAACAAGTTGACCCAACTGCATAATTAATATTTATTTTAAATTGAAAGCATCCTTAATCGGGTGCTTTTTTTTTGTTTTTACAAATTACTATTTTTTATACGTTATATAAGTAATGATATTATTTAACACAACTGCCACAAATCAATTTACTATAATACCTAGAGATTATGTATCAAGTGCATATATGACTATTAGAGATGATAGCACAAATGTAACTGTTGATTATACATTAGTACCTAGAGTTGCTGGTGTTGGTAATATTGAAATTGTAAATGATACCTACAATGTATATAATGATACCTATTCAAATTTAGTTGAGGGGCATTTTTATGATTTAACAATATATTCAGATGTAGCAAAAACAAATGTAATATATAAGGATAGGATTTTCTGTACTGCACAAAAAGCAGAAATTGATGCAGATAACAATTATTTCTATAAAGTAAATAAAGACCAATATACAGAATACGATGGTTTCAATAATGACTATATTGTAATATGAGAAAAAGAAACGAAAAAGGACAATTTAGCAAAACAAAAGTATCGGAGTTTGGCTTTGTAAATTTAAGTACATACACATCACCAGAGGTTAAAGAAGTTAATGGTGCCTCGTGGATTGAGTACGGTGCCGATAATAATTATTTCCAGTTTTTAATAGACCGTTATAATGGTTCACCTACAAACAATGCAGCTATAAATGGTATATCACAAGCTATTTATGGTAAAGGTTTAAATGCTACAGATAGCAACAAAAAACCTAATGAGTATGCACAGATGGTTTCTTTGTTTAGAAAAGATGTAGTGCGTAGGGCTTGTTATGATCTTAAACTTATGGGACAAGCTGCAATACAAGTTATCTACTCAAAGGATAGAAGCAAGATTGTTCAACTAGAACATATGCCTATTGAAACATTAAGAGCAGAAAAATGTGATGAAGATGGTAATGTACCAGCTTATTACTATTTTAATGATTGGGCAAACATCAAAAAAACTGATGAACCATTAAGAATACCAGCTTTTGGTATGTCTAATGAAGAAATAGAGATATACTACATCAAACCTTATAAGAGTGGTTTCTATTACTACTCACCCGTAGACTATCAAGGAGGTTTACAATACGCAGAACTCGAAGAAGAAGTATCAAACTATCATCTCAACAACATTATGAATGGGCTATCGCCATCAATGTTAATCAACTTTAACAACGGTACTCCAAACCAACAAGAAAGACAATTAATAGAAACAAAGATTGCACAGAAGTTTTCTGGAACTAGCAACGCTGGTAAATTCATTTTAGCTTTTAACGACAATAAAGAAAGCCAAGCAGAAATAACACCAGTACAATTAAGTGATGCTCATAATCAGTACCAATTCTTGAGCGAAGAAAGCACATCGAAAATAATGGTTGCCCATAGGATCGTATCACCTATGTTACTAGGTATAAAAGATGGTAGTGGTTTAGGTAACAATGCAGAAGAAATAAAGACTGCATCTTTGTTAATGGATAACACCGTTATAAGACCATTTCAAGAGCTTTTAATAGATAGCTTTGATAATATACTAGCTTACAATGAAATTAGCTTAAACCTATACTTTACAACGTTACAACCACTAGAATTTACAGAGGTAGATCAAACACTTCAAGACAAAGAAACTATTGAAGAAGAAACTGGTGTTGAAATGTCAAGTGATAAAAACGAACTTACAGATGAAATGGCTGATGCTATTTTAGAAAACCTTAAATATGAAACTATAGGTGATGATTATGAACTTGTAGATGTAAGAGAGGTTTCAGATAAAAATTCAGATGTTGAAGAATGGGCAAATTCAAAGATAAAAAAGAAGCTATCTAGAATACAAAAGTTTGCTGATTTTATTAAATCAAATCCTAATGAAGAAAGTAAGTTAGATAAATCATTTTACAAGATCAGATACACATACCAACAAGGCATACCAACATCTCAAAGAAAAACTAATAAAAGTAGAGATTTTTGCAAAACAATGATGGCAAGAACTGGTAAGGGTGTTGTGTATAGAAAAGAAGATATAGACAATGCATCTTTTCAAGGTGTAAATAATAACTTTGGTCATAAAGGACAAAACTATTCGCTTTTTCGCTTTAAGGGCGGTATATACTGTGGACATTTTTGGCAAGAAGAATTGTATAGAATGAAAAGTGAAACAGAGAAATACATTTCTAAAGGTAAAGAAGTAGATACAATACCAAACTCATACCAGCCAAAAGGAAGTGAATATCAAGAAGCTGGAGAAGCACCAGAAAATATGGATAAAAGAGGAGCATACCCAAACTAGAAAAATATGGCAACAGTATTATTTATAAATAGAACAGATTTAGTTAGAAACTCTATCATTGATGGGAATGTAGATACTGATAAATTTATACAGTTTATTAAGATTGCACAACAGATAGACATACAACAAATTATAGGTACAAATATGTATACTGGTTTAACTGATGCTATTGTTGCTGGAATTGATTTACCAGCAAATGCAAGGTGGAAAACTATCCTTGACGATTTTATTGTTGAAATGCTTATATGGTATGCACAAGCAAACTACATACCTTTTGCAGCTTACCAAATTAAGAATGGTGGTGTATATAAACACACATCTGAAAATGCACAAACTGTAGATAAGAATGAGGTTGATTTTTTAGTTGAAAAAGCAAGAACCAATGCAGAATGGTATTCAAGACGTTTTATAGACTTTATGAGTTTTAACCAAGCTACATATCCAGAGTACACAAATAACGTCAATGATGATATTTATCCGAGTTATGAAGCTACGTTTAATGGATGGGTACTATGATCTACAAACCAAAGGCAAAGAACATTGAGAAATTAAAGGTATTTCTTAAAAAGAAAAAAAACAAGAAGTAATGGCAAACGAAATATATTTTAAAAGTTGGTGGGGCAGAGGTGTTTGTGATAATACTGTTGGATGGGGTATTGTGTACAAAATCTATGCTGGGTGCAGTGCAGTACCAGCATTGTTAGAATTACTTGAAGCAAGGGCAACATACTATGAGAATGTTACTTGTACAACTGCAACTTTAGATGAATTAGAAAATATACAATAATGGCAAATAACCTTTTAGATAAAAGTAGTATCATACTCACACCAACCGCCTATAACAATGGTGAAGCACTTTGTGTTAAGCCAAGTGATGGAAGTGGTGATTTTGATTTTAGCAGAAATTCAGCAGCTACAAGAGTAAATGCTCAAGGTCTTGTAGAAAACGTACAGATACTATCGAGTAATTTAGTGCAGAATGGAGATTTTTCAGAGGAAGGTGCAGAGGAGGTTAGCAATGGTAGTTTCTCTCAAGAGGGGGTGGAGGAAATTACCAATGGCGATTTTAGTAATGGTATTACGGGTTGGTCATCAAATGGAACATTGACTGAAAGTAATAATATAGCAAATATAACTACTGCAAGTTCAACCACTGTTTATATAAGACAAAATAATG